TAACAGTAACTTTAATTCTGAGTTTCATGAAGGTCTTCAAGATTTGGGCATAGGTACTATGAATATGCTAGTTGAATCAGGTCGATTCGTTGGTGATCTCCATTTTACTGCCGTCCCTCCCACTAACGTTGCCCTTTTATCGGGTGCAATGGATATGGTAACTGATTGGTTTAGATGGAATGATGAGTGTGATATTACTGATATTAAACTTAGATACCCTCACAGCAATTACTCACCTGAAATGACTAACATACAAAAACGTGATCCTAGACGTAAAACCAAATTAATTGAAGCGACTATGTATGACAGTGACGATCAGTTTAAAGATGAATTCACTTACTATCTTATTTCAGAAACTGACAAACACATTCTTTATAAAAAGAAGTTAATTGGTCGTGGAAGTTTGCCATGGTTAACAACACGTTGGTCTAAAAGTGGAATGGAAGTTTGGGGACGTGGACCAATTTTACAAGCCATGCCAGCGATTAAAACTTTGAATTTAACAGTTCAGTTAATACTTGAAAATGCTGAGATGGCTATAGGTGGTGCATACGTTTATGATGATGATGGTGTGTTTAATCCAGACAACATAACAATTCAACCTGGAACATTTATACCTAGAAGTCCTGGAAGTACATTAGAAGCTTTGCAAAGCCCTGCACGATTTGATGTGGGTCAACTTATTTTGGAGGATATGAGACGAAATGTCAGGAAAGCTCTTTTTATTGATGAACTCGATTCAAGACCAAATGCAAAGACACCATTATCAGCAACGGAAGTTTCAGAAAGGCTTGCTGACGTGGCAAGAGATATGGGAGCCGTCGCAGGTCGTATGCAAAAAGAATTCTTACACCCGTTGGTGGAAAGGGTTGTTGCAATTTATAGTGAGCAAGGTCTGCTTGATATACCAAAGATAGATGGTAGGGAAATAAAGATTGTTCCCGTATCGCCTTTATTAAGGGCTCAAGATCAACAAGACGTAGCTGACTTTGTAAGATTTCAACAAACGGTTGCTGGTACATTTGGTCCAGAGATTACCCCAGCTTTATACAATCAAGAAAAGGTTATTAAGTATTTGGCATCTAAGTTTGGTGTTAAAGAAGAATTACTTGCTAGTCGTCAAGAAGTGCAAAGCAATATTGAAATGGCAATGCAGATGATGAAAGAGCAACAACAAGGAGGGGGAACTCCACAATAATGGAAAAATTACATGGTTAATGATAAAATAAAAGATAAGCTAAAGGAGAAAATAAATGCCTCAGTTGATGGGAGGTCGTATACTGTTGAAGTTGAATCTGATCTTAATAGCAAAGCCAATGCACTTTTTGGTTCGGGGATTGGCAAATCTTTTCTTCAATATTTGGAAAACATTACAACGAATAACATTCATGGTGCGGGATTGGGAATTGAGTCTCTTGCTCACTTTGAAGGGCAAAGATGGATCGTAGCATTATTAAAGCACAGAACTGAAATGGGACGCAAATTAGGACAATAGGAGTTAATATGTCTGATGAACAAACAACTGAACAAAGCAATGAAGGCTCAAATACCACAGAAGTCAACGTTGAAAGCACAATCTCACAAGATTCAGGAGAGCAAAACACTGTTGAACGACCAGATTGGTTGCCAACTAAATTTGAAACACCTGAACAGTTATCTGTTAGTTATGGTGAACTGGAAAAAAAGTTTCATACAAGGCGTGATGAAATCAAGCAAGAACTTGTGGGCGAACTTAATGAAGAAGCTCAAGGCGATATTCCTATAAGTCCTGGGGATTATACCGTAAATTTTAATGATGAAGATGGAAACCCTGTAGAGGTAAACCAAGATGATCCTATGCTTAGTTGGTTTCGTGATAAAGCTCACAATATGGGATTAACAAATGATGAGTTTGGTGATTTTGTAACTGAATACACAAATATGCAATCAACATCTGGTCCCGATTGGAATGAAGAAAGCCAACATCTTGGGGAGCATGCGGATAGACGATTAGAACGTGTTGATACGTGGGCTAACTCAGCTTTATCTGAAGACGCTTATAAGATGTTTGCTGGAATACCAGCTACGGCTGGAATGGTTCAAGCTTTTGAAGAAATCATGCAGTTGAATGGTCAGCCTAAATTTAACATGACTTCTCCTACTCAGTTTCAAGAAACGGTTAGTAAGGCTGATTTAATGTCAGCACAACAAGACCCTAAATATTGGAAGAATGGTGGTGATCCAGCCCATATCGCTAAAGTTAGAGCTATGGCAGAACAACTATCTAGGAAACGTGCATGAGAACAATAAAGAAACCTAAGACTATGAAAGCAACCAAAGGAGCACAACTTGATACTAAATTCGAAAATTGGGCTAGAAATAGAATGAAAAAAGATAATGACAGCTCAAAACAGTATTATAAAGTTTTATATAACTGGTATTTAGAAAATGGACCTACAGGTACACCTCCACCATTTTAGTAATGTGAATTAACAAAGTTTCTATTTTCTGAGAGATTAAAGTTGCTAGAAGGCTCGTACAACTTACTTAGAAGCCCAAAGATGGAACAACTTCGGTATAGTGGGTAAGCGAACAACCAGAATAGTGATAAACTTTAACTTTTAAACGGAGACTAAAATGGCTACACCTAGCATTTCAACCTCCTTTATTGAGGAGTTCGAATCTGGCGTTCATATGGCTTACCAAAGAATGGGTTCTAAGCTTAGAAATACAGTTCGAACAAGAAATGGAGTTAAAAACAAAACTACATTTCAGAAAATCGGTAAAGGATTTGCTACAACTAAAGCAACTCATGGATCAATAGCACCCATGAATCTTGCACACACTAACGTAAACGTCACATTGGAAGATTACTTTGCTGGGGAATGGGTCGATGATCTAGATCAGTTAAGAATTAACCATGATGAGATGATGGTAGCTCAACAGTCAGGTGCATATGCACTTGGACGTAAAACTGATGAGTTAATTTTAAATCAGATGACAACAACAACTTCAGCACATGACGAGACAACTAATGGTATTACCATTGCATGGTGTCTAGAGCTGATGGAAAAGTTTGGGAATAATGAAGTGCCAGATGATGGTAAACGATTTGTTGCTGTGGGTTGGGAACAATGGTCTCAGCTTATGTCATTAGATCAATTCTCAAGATCAAACTATGTTGGTGAAAATGATTTACCATTTCCAAACGGCATGACCGCTAAAAATTGGTTAGGCTTTATGTGGTTTCCGCATTCTGGTCTTTCTGGTAAAAACGGTTCTGGTGCTGCAGGAACAACTCATAAAGAGTGTTTCGCTTACCATAGTGACGCCATTGCACACGCAATTGGTGCTGATATAACCTCAAATATGCAATATCACAACGATAAGGACAGTTACTTTGTATTAAATAAAATGCAACAGAATTCAGTCTTAATCGATGCTGAAGGTGTATTTGAACTTGAACTTAAGAATTAGGAGGTAGACATGGCGTTCGTAAAATCAAATCTAAGTTTAGTTTCCTATTCAGGTAATGGGTTTCACATATGGCACTACACTACAACAGAAGCTTCTACGGCAGTAGATGGAGCTGGTTACTTTAATGATATGGCTAATGAGATGAATCTTGGCGATGTTATTTATGCTTCATGTGCTACTGGTACAACTCCAGTGTATGGGCAGTTTGCTGTTAGTGCTAATAACGGAACAATAGTTGATGTGAATAACATCACTACCCTAAGTGCTGCGGATAGTGACTAATGGCTAAGAAGCCAACAAAAACTAAGGTGGAGGTGGCTGTAAAGGCTACCTCTACTTCTCCGAGTTACAAAGTAACTTTTGGTAAAAACGTTAAACTAGGAGGTAAAGTTAATGCCAACAGCAAGTGACGGTAAGGAATTCCCTTACACTCCTGAAGGAATTAAAGCTCATAAAAAATATGAAGCTAATTTAAATCGTAAAAATAAATCTATGGGTAAAGATAACAAGAAAGACTCATGGTTAAAAACTTTTATTGATAGTCGTGAAACAAAAGAAGAATACATTAAAAGAAATTCATTATTTTAAAGTTACGCATAAAGGTTAGGCAATGGAAACAAAAGAAGAATACATTAAAAGAAATAGATTTTCTAACAATGTAAAAGCTGGTGCAACTGCATTTGGAATTGGTTTTTTAGCATATGGTGGCGGAAAGATAAGCGATAAACTGTATGATAGAAAACTTATTAAACATAGCAATTTAGTTAATAAACACGCTACTTCTGTTGAAAAAGGAGCTAAATCAGCTAGGAATTTTCAAAAGATAGTTGTTGATCCTAACAAAAAATTGGCTGAACAAAAAATAGATAACTTTAATGAAAGAGGCAAGTTTCAAATAAACAGTCAAAAAGCTTCTAATGCAAACGTAGCTCCTCAAAACAAAAATGTAATTAGCTTAGAGAAAAGAGGTTTTGATCCTCGAAATGCCTCTAAGCAATCAAGAGTAAATCAAGTAAAATTTATGAACAATAAGCATAATAGATTAAATAGTTTTATTAAGCCAATGATTGATAATACAAATAAATTTAATGATCAAATATCTTCCAATAGGTTAAAACATAACCAGCCAAGCTCTGCTAAAGATTTAAAA